GCCCTGCACGGTGATCCGGCCCGGCGACATCGCGGACCAGATTCTCGACCGCGACAAACATCCGGCCTGGCAGGGCGAACGCACCCGGCTGGTCTACGTCTTCCCGACGAACGAGAAGCTCTGGGACAAGTACGCCCAGATCCGCGCCGACAGCTTCCGCAACGACGGCGACGGCCACGAGGCGACGGAGTTCTACGGCAAGCACCGCAAGGAGATGGACGCGGGCGCGGTGATCGCCTGGCCCGAGCGCCACAACGAAGACGAGCTATCGGCCATCCAGCACGCCATGAACCTGCGCCTCCAGGACGAGCGGGCGTTCTGGGCCGAGTACCAGAACCAGCCGCTGCCGCAGGAGGAAGGCGAGAGCGACCAGCTCAACGCCGACGCCATTGCCGCCAAGACCAACGGCCTGCCGCGCGGCGTGGTGCCCATCGGGGCCAGCCATCTGACCATGTTCATCGACGTGCAGGGCAAGCTGCTCTTCCACGCCGTGGTCGCCTGGGAGGACGACTTCACCGGCTACGTCGTCGACTATGGCACCTATCCCGACCAGCAACGTCCGGTCTTCGCCCTGCGCGAGGTGCAGAAGACGCTCGCCCGCGTCGCGCCGGGCACCGGGTTGGAAGGCTCGATCTACGCCGGTCTGGAGAAGCTGACCGACGCGTATCTGGCCAAGCGCTGGCGGCGTGACGACGGGGCCGAGATGGGGATCGAGCGATGCCTGATCGATGCCAACTGGGGCCAGTCCACGGACGTCGTCTACCAGTTCTGCCGCCAGAGCGCCCACGCCGGTCTAATCATGCCGAGCCACGGCCGCTACGTCGGCGCGTCGAGCGTCCCGTTCAGCGAGTACAAACGCAAGAAGGGCGAGCGGATCGGACTCCACTGGCGCGTGCCCACCGTCCAGGGGCGACGCCAGGTGCGCCACGTCGTCATCGACACGAACTACTGGAAGAGCTTCGTCCACGCCCGGCTCGCCGTGGCGATGGGCGATCCCGGCAGCCTCTCGCTCTTCGGGCGCAAGCCCGGCGAGCACCAGCTCCTGGCCGAGCATCTCACCGCCGAGTACCGCGTGAAGACCGAGGCGCGGGGCCGCATCGTGGACGAGTGGAAGATCCGCGCGGGCGGGCCCGACAACCACTGGCTCGACTGCATGGTTGGCTGCGCCGTAGCGGCGTCGATCTTGGGCTCCGTGTTGCCGGGGACCGACGCCAAGGTCGCGCCCGCCCGTGCGCCGATCCGGCTGTCCGAATTGCAGAGGGGGAGACGTTGATGGGCACGCCCAGCGATGACCGAAAACTCTTGTCCAAGCGTGGGCTGGAGTGCCCCGACTGCGGGTGCGCCCACTTCCGGGTGCTCTATACCCGTCGCGCCTGGGGCGGCCGCCTGCTTCGCCGCCGGGAATGCCGCCACTGCGGTCGGCGCGTGACGACGTATGAGCAGACCTCGGAAAACGCCCGCCAAGTTCTACATGCGTAACGATCTGCCGAATTTCTGCATGGTTCCCGCCACTTCGCGTTTTCACCGGGTAAGTAACCCGTAGACGGCCGATGGTCGGCCGCCGACGGGAGAAAACCGTGGCCGAGAATCTCGACACCCAGATCCGCGACAACGTCGCCGGGCCGAAGAAGGCGACCGGCGATTCCGGCAGCGTCGAACAGCATCCGCTGAACGACCAGATCGCGGCTGACCGGTATCTCGCCTCCAAGAAGGCGGCCCGGTCCCGAGGACTGGGTATCCGCATGTCGAAACTCGTGCCCCCGGGGAGCGCATGATGGTGCAGGTTGCCGACAACGCCACGAGGACGCCGGTCCGCCTGGGCGGGTTCCAGAAGCCCGCCCTGCGGCGCGTCGACGTTCGCGCCCTGGCGCGGCGGCGGGTACGGGCCGGGTTCGACTCGGCCGAGACCACCGACAACAACCGCCGCCACTGGGCGCGGGCCGACGCGCTCTCCGCCGACGCAGCCGCCAGCCCGGAGGTGCGCCGCACGCTGCGCAATCGCGCCCGCTACGAGGTCGCGAACAACTCCTACGCCCGGGGCATCGTCCTGACGCTGGCCAACGACAGCGTCGGCACTGGCCCCCGGCTCCAGATGCTTTCTGACGACCCCTTCCTGAACCATACCGTCGAGACCGCGTTCCACTCCTGGGCGCAGGCCGTCGGCCTCGCGCAGAAGCTGCGCACCATGCGCATGTCCCGTTCGCAGGATGGCGAAGCCTTTGCCGTGCTGGCCTTCAACCCCTTCGTCGAGCACGACGTGCAGATCGACATGCTGCTCGTCGAGGCCGACCAGGTCGCCAGTCCGTGGCGGCACATCCAGGACGAGCACGAGGTGGACGGTCTCGTGCTGGACGACTACGGCAACCCCATCGCCTACCGCGTGATGAAGAACCATCCCGGCAGCGCCTACCGGATGGTCTTCGACGATTTCACCACGGTCCCGGCCCCGGCCATGATCCACGTCTTCCGACAGGACCGGCCCGGCCAGCATCGCGGCATCCCGGAGATCACGCCCGCGCTGCCGCTCTTCGCGCAGCTCCGGCGGTTCACCCTGGCCGTGCTCTCGGCGGCAGAGGCTGCGGCCGACTTCGCGGGCATCCTCTACACCGATGCCCCGGCCAACGGGGAAGCGGACGCCGTTGAGCCGATGGACCTGATCGAGCTCGAGCGCAACATGCTCATGACCATGCCCGGCGGCTGGAAGATGAGCCAGGTCGAGCCGATGCAACCGGCCACGACCTACGCCGAGTTCAAGAAGGAGATACTGAACGAGATCGCCCGCTGCCTGAACATGCCGTTCAACATCGCGGCGGGCAACTCCTCGGGCTACAACTATGCTTCCGGCCGTCTGGATCACCAGACCTATTTCAAGTCGATTCGCGTAGATCAGTCGTTCACGGCCTCTCGGGTTCTCGACCGCGTGCTTACGGCATGGCTCCGCGAATACGCCGTTCTGACCCGGAACCTCGGGCTGATCGGCGTCATCCCCCCGCACCAGTGGTTCTGGGACGGCTTCGAACACGTCGACCCCGCCAAGGAAGCCAACGCGCAGGAGACCCGGCTGCGGAACCACACCACCACGCTCGCGCACGAGTACGCCCGGCAGGGCAAGGACTGGGAAATGGAACTGCGACAACGCGCCAAGGAGAAAGCCCTCATGGATGAACTCGGACTCGGTGCGACGGAAACCGTTCCGTCCGCCCCCGGCAACAAGACGGAGGAGAAAGACGACGATGAATAGGACGAGAAAGACCGTGCCTGGAGGGTTCTACATCCGCGCCGAAGCGGGTGACGTGAGTCTCCAGGCGGCGACAGCCGACGACGGCAAGACGCTGCGGCGATTTACCATGACCGCCTACACCGGCGGCGCGATGGCGCTTGCGGGCTGGCCGCATCCGGTGGTCGTGGACCTCACCGGACTGGCCCTCGGCAAGAAGTCGCGGCCGATCCTGATGAACCATGACACCGCGCGGATCGTCGGGCACACCGACACCGTCGGCGTGGAAGGCACCGCACTGACCGTCGCCGGAGTGATTTCCGGCGTGGGCAGCGCGGCGCGGGAAGTGGTGGGCGCGTCCGACAACGGCTTTCCCTGGCAGGCGAGCCTGGGCGCGGCGGTGAAGAAGGTCGTCTTCGTGCCCGAGGGCAAGACGGCGGCCGCCAACGGGAAGGAGTTCGCCGGGCCGGTCTACATGGTCCGCCAGGCGAAGCTGGGCGAAGTGAGTTTCGTGGCGCTCGGCGCGGACGACGCGACGACGGCGAAAGTGGAGGCCGGGCGCATTCCGGTCATTGAAGGCAACAGCAACATGGAGGTCATGACAATGGACTTCGAAAAGTGGGTCGAGGCGAAGGGCTTTGTGCTCGCGGACCTGTCGGAAGATCAGACCGCGAATCTCAAGGCGATGTACGAGGCGGAAACGAACGCTGTTGGGAAGCCGGACGGCGAGGACGCGCCTGACGGTCGCGCGGTACAGGCAGTGAAACCTGGCGAGGCCAGGCCCACCGCCGCCGAGGCCATCATCCAGGCGCGGGAGGAGGCGCAGGCCGCCGTCCGCACCGAACGGGATCGCGTGTCCGCGATCCAGGAGATCTGTGGCGGGGAGTTCCCGCGTATTGAGCGCGACGCGATCCGGCTCGGATGGAGCGTCGAGGACACCTCGCAGAAGGTGTTGAAGGCCATGCGGGAGAACCGTCCCCAGGCCGACGTCAACATCGTGACCCGCAGCGACAAGGGCGCGAGTTTCAGCCTGAAGACGCTGGAGGCGGCGCTCTGCCTGCGCGCGGGGATCGACGACACGGCCCTGGTCAAGTCCTATGGCGAGCAGGTCGTCGAGTCCGCGCTCCAGAGCCGGGACATCTCGCTCCAGAAGGTCTTCGAGGAGTGCGCGGAACTCGAGGGACGCACGGTCCCCCGGTCGTTTGGCAACGACACGATCCGGGCCGCGTTCTCGACGGTGTCGCTGCCGGGCATCCTCAACAACGTCGCCAACAAGAAGTTGCTCAAGGCCTTCGAGGCGCAACCCGTCATCGCGACCAAGATATGTTCCGAGGGCGAACTGAACGACTTCAAAGAGTCGGAGCGCTACCGCCTGACCGACGTGGGCGACCTCGAACCGGTCGCGCCGGACGGTGAGCTCAAGCACGGCGGGTTGGTTGAGGAGAAAGCGACCAACCAACTCGACACGTTCGGAAAGATCTTCAGCCTCACCCGGCAGATGATC